AACATCTGTTACAGCCATAGAATCTGCTAAACTGCGAGCTGAAGTCTCAAAGTAAATATTTAAAGCCAAACATTCTAGGTTCTCTGATTGTTGCTTCTTTTTAACAACGTCAATACCTGCGTACGCAACTGATGTTGCTATGACGGTATTGATTAATACTGCTGATATTAACTTTTTCATTGTACTGCCTCATTTTTTATATGATACTATCTTACCACATAAAAAAACAAATGTACACAGTTATTTTGTCTCAGCGGTTATGTGTAACATAATTGTCACTCTGCAAAATATGGAAAAATCTTTGCTATTGTTTGTCCGACTTCTCTTGCCAATTCCATATGTTCAAGTTGTGTCCCATTTGCAGAACGGAGCTCGATATAATGTATCCAGCTACGAATGGTGCCATTAACATAGAGCTTACTAACGGTGTTACCTTCTGGCAACACTGCTCTTGCTTGTTCTTTTGCGATTCCATTTTCTATTGCCCAATTATAAGCAGCTTTAGCTTCTTTTATTACTTTATTTTGTTTAGCGTCCCATTCCATAGAAAGCTTCTTATCTGTATTAGCTACGCTATTTTGCCGATTCTTTTCGTCTTGAAGTCTTGCCTCACGTATCACAAAAGAATTATTAAAAGAACGAATATCAGCATAACGCTGGCTAAACTCTTGAAAGGAAAACGACCTGTGCCTGAGGAACTGTCTTGCAATATCTCTTGTCGTTTCGACTTCGAGCGTGGCCGAGCACATTTCGAACGGTGACCAGTGTTTGTGCTTGATGAGGTAGTCGAGGAGTTTTCCCGATGTCTCTGAGTTGATTTGGTTGGATGGGTTGGAGACACGGGCACAATACGCGACGATGTCTTGTAGATCGTCGAGACCGACGATATCTTCTGGTGGTTGAGTGTAACCAATTAATCTTACCTTCAAAGTTTAAAGTCCTCAAATCGCTTGTTCATTTCTGCCCGATCAAAGACCGGAGTATCATCACTAAGAGTCTGACTAGTTTCATCAACGTCGTACAATCTCATCTTAGATCTATCGACGCCTACTACAAATTTCTTTTTATAAGTTGGATCGTTATATCTATTCTTTAATTGCTTGACCATAATCTTGCCTTCTTTCTCAAGCTCTTCAGAAGAGATAAGTGCAAACATTAAGTCGGCGGTTGCGGGTAATCCAAAAGACTCGGACGTATCTTCAAGCCCAATATCTGAGTTAGAATAACCACTACGAGTCGTTTGCGTTGCAGAGACGACCGGTACGTCAAACTCGACCGCAAGACCACGTAGCTCTTCAGCAATTGCTTTAATGTACGTATAGGAATTGATTGATCCTCCCATTGCTTTCATACGTGAAGATGCACAGATATTAAGATAATCAATGAAGATAATATCTGGCACAAATTTCTTTTTTAGTTTTAGTTCGTTAAGTAATGCACGGAAGTGACCAGAGTGTGCAGAGCCAGTAGGATATTCTTTTACAATTAATCGACCGTTTGTTTGTTTAGCAAGCTGAGATACTTTCTGCGAGAACATATCTCTTGAAAGTTTATCTAGTTGATCGATTGGAATATTAAGAAGGTTGGCATCAATACGCTCTGCGATACGTTCTTCTGCCATTTCCATTGTAATGTAAAGAACATTCTTTTGATCTGTAAGAGCAGCCGAAGCTTGGTGACACATAAACAACGATTTACCGACACCCGTACCGGCAAGGCAAATGTTTAAAGTCTTATTTGGCAAACCGCCTTTTGTAATTTTATTAAAATATTCTAAATCAAATGCTACACGTTCTTCCTCTTTATGATAAAACTCATATCGAGCATTAAAGTTACCAAGATAGTCATGACCGATATTTGCGTCAAAGTTGACTGCCAGAGCATCAGAGAGGATCTCTGGTAACGCATTCTTTGAAAGACTTTGATGTTTACCATCTATAATACTGATAGATTCCATTACAGCATTATGTAATGCTCTATCTTGACACCACTTCTCGGTCTTGTCAATCAGCCATTCATTATCAATTTCTTCTGTCTTAAATATCTCAGGTAGGATTTCTACTGCATGGCGATATTGCTCATCGTTAAAATTATCAGCATCATCTAATTCAATTTTAAAAGATTCTTGTGTTGGTAGTTTATTATATTTCTGAACATATAGTCCGACTTGTTTAAACAGTTGGCGATAGACACCTTCAAAATATTCATTCTTTATAAAAGGCAAAACCTTCCGCATGAATTTATCATCCACCAGAAGGTTTCGCAATATAGTCTGTTCAATGTTTGTGTTCAAAGCATTCCACTTTCTCGCATGTTTTTACGGATATTGGTAGCACTAATCTTATGAATCTCTTCTCCAAGATCGTGCTCTGTAAATGTATACCCAACACCACGACCATAACTAATGTCAACAATGTTTGGTACTTCCATTATAACATATTCTTCGTTTATTGTAAATCCTTCATTTTGCAAATTAAGAATAATTTGTGCAGAAACAAAATTAAAATCAAATGGGTTATCATCTTGTTTTACTGTTCTACCACCGCCAGCATCCTGACCGATGATTCCACCAACATCTCGAACCATAATAGCTACTTGACCGGTTTGCTCTAATGCTTTTTTAAATAAATTAGTATGGCCTTTGTGCCATGGTTGCCATCGTCCCAACATCTGTGCTGTTGGTTTCTTCCAATCAAATGCCATATGCGCTCCCTAATTGTGTTGCAAATTTTTGTATTTCTTCGTCTGACTGAAATCCCTTGACAGTGTATGTAGGATTATCAGGATTCTGGAACATTTTGTTTGTATCTGCAAATCTGCCTTGCTCTATAGTATTCATCCAAATCATAATGTCATGATCAAATAGTTTTCTAGTTTCAATTGTTGGACACACAAAGTCACATATGACTGTACGGCCTCGAGCACCTTCAAAGTTAGCTAGTGTGTTCATTCGTTCTGCTTGTCTGTGTCTACCTGATTCGGTAAAGTCCCAATCGTCAGCCATCTTACGAATAGCATCAGCATTATACCATGCACAGTCTTTTAAAAGTCCTTGTAACCTGACTGCAAGATGTGTCTTGCCAGAACCAGGTAAACCCATAATTAATATTCTCATTCTTTCCTCTCGCTCATGATTAATTCGTCTTTACTTATAGCCATTTCAATGACGTCATGTAAGACTAATCCACAAACTTGTTGAAACATTGGGTTGTCAGGAGTTAAATTATCATCAGGACTTTCGATGATAGTAAAATTAAAATTAATTGCTTCATCAGGTCCATTAATAGAAATAGCACCAAACTGTACAACAGTCTCAACATAAGGGCCTGTCTTAAATCTTATGTTCCATGCCTGTTCATTTTCAGGAGAAGGGATTAACTCATAGTCAACCCCTTCAGAAAGTTTATCTATATTGATCATGCTTCTTCTACGATTTCATCCATCGATACCTGTTCTTTATGACCTATCGTATATTGCTTTTTAATAAATTCTTTGAAATCAGTTTCAGCAAAGATAGGATCCCAGAATTCTTTTTCTAAGGTTTGGTCGTATCTAACTTTTGGACCATACTCTCCAGTTGTTTGATCGACTCGTGCATACCAGCCGTTCGATGGTTTAATGATGTAAGAGCCTGCGAGAGCGACATCAAGGAGCCCACTATAATTACGAACACCACCATCCCAACTAACGGTAATAGGTATTTTAGACTTTTCTTTAACATATCTTGATTTCTCCACATTAATAACGAAATGATAACCTTGAACCTCAGTGCCTTTTTTATCTTGTTGACGACCAATAATCCATATATTATCTGCTGAGTAGTAAATGCCTGTGCCACCACCGACAATAGCTTTTGGAAATAATCCAATCTCCATATACGTATGATTTACAGCAAGCATTGGAATATTTTTCATAGCAAGATATGGTGTTGCCATTCGGAATAATCCTTTAAGAGCTTTTGCTCTTGACATATCAGCTACTGACTTTTCGTTTAAAGCATCTTCCATTTCTTTTTTAGATGCTAAGTTACCAATTGAATCGATAACAACGATAACTTTATCTTTGCGCTCAAGACCTTCTAGTTGGCCCATCATATCGAATTTGAGTTCTTCTACATTTGTAATAGGAGTGTGAAGGACTCTAGATGTATCAACACCAAATTGTTCAAAATAAGCTTGAGGTGAACCAAACTCAGAATCATAAAATAGCATAACAGCATCTTTATGTTTATTAAGATATGCTGCAGCCATTAGTAGAGCGAATGACGTTTTAAAATGTTTTGATGGACCTGCAAGAACAGTAAGGCCCGAAGCCAAACCGCCATCAACAGATCCAGATAGTGCTACGTTAACCATAGGCACATCTGTTGGAGTCATATCCTTTTCGTTAAAGAATTTTGACTCAGAAAGAACCTCCGTATTTTTTAACTTAGAATTCTTTTTGAGTTTGTCCATTATTGACATGTTAATTCCTTTTCCAATTATTGTTTAATTTCCATCGACTATGATTATATAATCTATTATAATCAT